CGTTTAAGGTGGAAGCCATATCCACAGCACCATCAATGTCAACGACATCTAGGTTAGTGGTGCCATCGACATCCAAGTCGCCATTGAGATCAGCGTTGCCGGTCAAAGTGAACGCACCACTTACCGTTAAATCATCAGTAATCGTCAGATCGTCTTCGACAGTTAGGTCAACGACGTTGAGGTGAGCAAACGCATCAACCATCGCGCCGCCTGATCCGGCACCATCTGAGTAGATAGCTTTGGTCTGGCCGTTGGGGACTGTGACCGTAGCTCCACTCCCCTGCTTAATAATGATGTTCTGTGAGCCGCTTGTGGCGTTCTCGATTAACCAGAGCTTCGAGACGGTATTCGGACCTATAGTGATAGTGCAAGCGCTGTCAAGAGTTCCAGTGTATTTAAGAAATAAACTACGGCCAGGATCAGTGCTGCCATCTGCAATAGTAGTAGTATGAGTGTCCGCATTGGTAGTGATTGCCTCTGTGCCGAAAGAAAAAGCTTCGGCTATAAGTTCGAGGTTAGTGTTCGTACTGGCACCCCAAGTTCCTGATTCATCTCCAGTGGCGATCTCTTTTAATCGTAAATCGTTTACATAAGTTGCCATATTAAGCTACCTCTTCCCAATCAGGGGTTTGACTATCTGATACTACAGACCAACTAGGTGTTTGACTGTCTGTAATATTACTCCAATTTGGTGTTTGGGAATCATCTACTATTCCCCAGACTGTGACTTGTTTTGTTTCTGCTGTTCCTTCAACTCCCGTCGGGATGACAAGTGCTGAACCAGTGCTTGTAACCGTTCCGACAGCCCCTGTGCCGCTAACACCTGTCGGGGTAGCAATGATTCCAACCGCGACTGTAACCGAGCCAATGGATCCAGTGCCAGAAACACCAGTAACACTAACAATCGCATCGCCGGATATAGTAACCGTTCCGACAGCACTCGTCCCGCTGACACCAGTAACTGAGACATCAACCCCTGTACCTTCGACGATAGTGACGGAACCGATCGAACCCGTTGCTGAAACTCCTGTGACAGCAACATTTGCGGTTCCACTGGCGGTGACAGAACCAACACTACCTGTGCCGGAAACGCCTGTGACACTGACGTTCGCATCCGCTGAAACCGTAACCGAACCGACTGACCCTGTTGCTGAAACACCTGTAGTAGAGACATTAGCATCTGCCGAGACCGTGACAGAACCAACCGAACCTGTTCCGGCAACGCCTGTAACTGTGACATTAGCATCTGCCGAGACCGTGACAGAACCAACGGCACCTGTTCCAGCAACACCTGTAACCTCGACAGGTATTGGTTCTCCCCAACCACCTTGGCCCCAAGTGCCTCTACCCCAGCCAGTAACGTTTGCCACATATTATCTCTAGGCTATACGAATAATTGCATTACTAGCATCAGCTGCTGGAAACTGAACTGTAAAATCACCAGAACTAGATGTTTTATCACCCCCAAAATCTAAAGCACATACGGAGGGATCACCAGAAGCAGAATCATTAAAGATAAGTGCTCCACGGGCTGTGATTGAGCTACTGGAAAAAGTTACGTCAGAAAAATCTGTTAGAGCAGTAGTTCCTGAAGTGCTTGGATCTACACGGGTTAAAGCTGCTCCCTTCGCAGTATACCCCGTACCTGATACTTCATTTGAAGTCGTATAAGCAGTAGTGCTCGCATCTAAACTTGCAGAACTTGTGTACAGTGCAAGATTAAATGTACTGCCTCCTGAGTTTTTAAAATTATGAACAGCTTCTAAAATCTCTTTTTTGAAACTTGTACACATCGCGGTCGTAATAGCCATTACAGTCTCCTTAATATGTCTGCCATATCTCTATGACCTTGGTTTTCTAATTCAGCAATTAGAGTAGTCCTGTCACTTTTTACTGCTTCAGCTAAATAAAAAGCAACTACATTTTTTACATCTTCTTTAAACGCTTCTGCTTGCTGGGCTATTAAAGGATGACAGTTTCCTCCAACACTAACAATTCTATCTGCAGCAGAATCAGCCCAAAACTCTATGGAGTGTCCTTTATTTTCTGTTGTCGTAACAACAACATTACCAACTTCAACTAACACCTTATTTAACCTTTAGCAATATCATATCGATACTCGTCTCTTGAGCCATATCCCTGTCCTAGATTTTTCAAACTATTTATCGCTTGAACAAATCTCTGTTCATATTGAACAACTTCCTCAGGTATTTTTAAGAAAGTAGCTGCTTCGACTAACGTCCCATATAAAAGAGCATCAGGGGCATTATCTGAAAGCCACGTCGTTTCTGAACCTGAAGTAGTTGTTAAAGAAGCAGGTCGATATTTGTAGTGTAACTCGAAAGAATAATTTTGATCTGGGGTTGGAGCTAACATAAAAGTATTATCATCGAAAAGCGCGTAATACTTAGGTGTTCCTGTCGTTGCAGGATTCGGGGTAAAATCTCTAATAAAGCTAACGTGTTTAAACAACAGGTAACTGTAAACGCTACTAGAAATTACTGCTAAACTGTACGGCGCTAAAAAATCTGTAGGAGTGCTTAGGTAAGTATTACTACTTGCTGCTGAACCTGTTACATTTTTTCTAAAAACAGGTAACTCAACGTTTTTAAGTATTCTTTCCTCAGACTCTTTTATAAACGTATCTAAGTCTGCAACGAAAGTTGTTTCAGCAGTTTCGCAATAATCTTGAACAGTAGATTTTAGAGTAGCTAATGTAAAACTCATGAGGTCACCACTGTAACAGTTCCTATTTCACCTGTACCAAATACTCCATCAAATTTAGTTCCTATAGGATCTACAATAGAAAGAGGTTGGCCTCCAATATTAACGCCACTATCAGTCGTATTACTTGGCCCTGTTGTTCTAACTAACCCTAATTGTGACTGCGGCAGAGGCACTTCAGGACGAGCTTGTCTCAACGCTTCAGGATCTGTTGATTGTCTAGGAGGCTCTAGTTGAGGATGTTTTGGTTCAAAACACTCTGAACAAACCTTAAATCCTGTCCACTCCATACGGAGAGTTAAATACTTCGCTCTAAACCCACAACGGTCACAAACACCGTAAGAGTATTTACCTAAAGCAAAAGCCATTAGACATACGTCCGTCTAGGCACCAGCTGGAAAGCGTCGCTAGTATCGTACCGTATAGCGTTAACTAGATTTTGTTCGTATAAAGGCTGTAATAATCCTGCTTTTTCAGGGTTCTTTTTTAACGCTAAATTAAAAGCTAACCCTGTTACTAGACATGGAAGAAACCTACTAGGAAGATCTACATCGTCTACCGAAGCAGAAATATCTTGAATACGTTTCCATCTATAAGAAACAAGTTTGTCCGTAGAGTTTTCAGGAGCTGGCCAAACGAATAGCTTAGGTGTAACTGTTCTTTCTAAATAATATTGAGTAGGTCTTGCTTGAGTATTTTTATTAGGTATATCTAAATACTCTCCCCTTTCAATACGATCTATTTGAAAGTCTGTTTGTATACCGTTAACTGTTCTTCTAATAACCGCATCTAAAACGTCTATATCAAACTCATTAAGAGAATAAGAAGTAGTCCCCTGAACTAAGTCAAGGGATACTTGCTCTACTTCCCAAAGTTGAACACCACGGTTAGACCAATCGGCGAACATGATATTCATAGACCGACGAGCGGTAACTCCATCGTATCCTGTACGATATTCTAGTCCTGCTAGTTCGTAAGCTTCTTCAATCGCATCCGCTGCGGTTAAAGTAAACGTTCTTGTTCCTGATGTGGCCATTATCCATAGTTCTTCAGAAGTTCTAAAACAATCACATAGCTGTCGTTAGAAGATGCACCAATGGTGGTCAGGTTTATATCCCCAGTTTTACCAGAGCCTGACGTGTTTTTAAGTCCTCCAAAAGAACTAAAATCCATATGACCATTACTATCTTGAGCTAAACCTAAAGCAATAGTGTCTGTAGTAGCATCAAATAAAAGTTGTACTTGCGTAAAACCAATAATTGAATGAGTTACTTTTTCTATAAGCACACTGCTACAAGCAGTTCCATCTTCTCTAGCGGTCAGAGCACTAACGTCAATTTTAGTTACAGCACTTTCTCCAGTGCCATCGCTAAGATTTGTCAGTTGTATAACAGCTTTATGAGTACCATCAGAAATTGTTGTTGATGTGACTGCATCAGCCATGACTGCCTCCTAAGATGCGTCAGAAGAACTACTGATACCGAAGAACTTCAATACAATTACAGTATCACCACCTGGATCACCGGAAAGAACAACTTCAACTTCGTCTGCTGTTTCGGTCGCAGCCGTCGTGGTTCCTCCGGACATTCCCAAAACACCATTGCAAGGGAAAAATCCTTTAAATCCTGTACTGTTTACAGCAGCAGAGATACCGTCTACAAACCCGTCAGTATCGGCGTCTGTTCCAATATCGTTTAGATTGACAGCGTTTGCTGCAGCAGTAGTGACAGCAACAGTAACCGCCATCGGTATGAAGTTAGAAGGAATGCCTATTGCACTTTCCTTACCTGTTGTATCACCGTCTGCAACAGTGATTGTTGCAGTGTACTGAGATAGCGTCATCTCACTGGTTAGACTACCAGTGGTAGAGCTTTTTACGACATTTTTAAATCCATTTTCTGAACGAATTGGACCATTAAAAGTTGCATTAGCCATGTTTATCTCCTGTCGTGGCTATGTCAGATACGGGATGTATCTGTCAGGGATAACTGCTTTATACAGGAGAAAAAGAAAAGGGGCAACAAGTGCCCCTTTCTCTGCGATATTACGCGGCTCCAGGAGAACCGAAAATACCACGCCAGTCACTAAAGCCAAAACTATAGCGTTCTCTGGCTTTATAACGAACATTACCAGTTTCGAAGTCACCTTCCATACTGGTCGCAACAGGTGAACGCACAAAGTGCTTCAGTCCGTTAGGCACATCCGTAGTCAGGAAAAACGCATCAGTATCAGTTAGATAGTGATTGACGGTGTATCCCTCAGGAACCATACCCATGTTGCGCAGTGCGTTAATATCGTTATCAGACGTACCAACTCGTCCTGGAGTTTCCAGTAGACGATCTGCAACGAATTGCAAAGCGGTAGGAATGATTAGCTTACGAGCTTGAGCGTTGATCTTAAGACCTCGCTCATCTTCGAAAGCTGCGATATCGATCAGAGACTGCTCTAGTGAGGTTTCATTAAGATCAGACGCAGTCGAAAGTTCGTTGCGTTGAGTCTCATTCCCTACAGTCGGGTGATCAGTTGCACAAAGTTCTTTGCCATCACCGCCAACAAAAGAGGAGCTAAACGCATTGTTCAATATGTTTGCGCCCTTAATGTTTTTAGTGGTCATCATAGAACGAGCGAGTGCTCGCGTATAACGAGATGACAAGGTGTCATACAAATTATCTTCAATAGCTTCTTCAGTCAATGAGAAAGCCAAAGCGATAGTTTCATGTGAATACCGTGCAGTGAAAGATTCTTGCGCGGTGTCATAAGTAACACCAGAACCTTCAAACTTCACAGGAGCTTCGCCGAAACCAGTCAACATTACCTCTTCTTCAAAAGCACGTTCTGAAGTTTCGGTTTCGAAGATTTCTTCGTACTCTGCGTCGTAGCGATCATACTCTAGTCCGAAGAGAGCATGAAGGCCAGGAACCAGCTCTTTTACGAGTTGAGCTCTATTAATAGCCATTAGTTACTCTCCTTCGACTATACAGCGAATACGTTTGTTGGGAACGTAAAGTATCCACGAGCGTTAGCACCAATGCTATTACTCGGAGAATCTACGAACCTGTTCAACAACGCGATTCCGCTACTGGTTGTCGCTGTTACACCTTCTTTGGATCGACCATTGTTAGTGCTGCCAGCGGTGGTTGTGATCGTGTACTTAGCGCCAATAAAACTTACGGCAGGGGTGCCAGCAGTAAATTGAGCTTCGTATGCGATGCCTGGATCGGTATATACATACGCTTCAATATCTCCACTACCTAGCGTCGTTGTGCCAGCAGGGAAAAAAGTAGAGTAGGTAAATGAACCGTCTGTTGCGGTATAGAAACAGCCAGCAAAAACTCCTGCTGGTGTGCCTGTCGCAGTGCCTTGAATAACGTACCCAGAAGATAGGTTTACAACGTCTCCGCTGAAGATAGCAGCAGAAGTGCCGCTAGCAATACGCAACTTCTGAGGACGAATCGTTCCACCATATAGGTGGTAGGCTGGAGTGAACCCATTAGGGGCGTCAGTATTAGCCATGATTTAATCCTCTAAGGAAAATGATGAATTAATCCGTAGCCGGTTGTCGGCTTCCGAATTCCACTTTTGTGCTTCTCCTCATGTCGCTTTGTCTTAACGGCATTCTTGGATCAGCTTCCCGCATCAAATCATTATCGACACCTTGAAGTTGTTCTGCTGTTTTTCCTTGAAAATAGTCATTACGTTCTTCAACGGTCTCTTCTGGTATTTTTGCGAGAATTAAGCCACCAACACCTATTACGCCAGCGTGTTTTCCGTCCTCAATAGTAGGAGCATCAAAATCAGGATGATCTTCTGCTCTTACAGGCTCGAATCCTTCACGAATACGCTTAGACATATTCGCTCTGTCATCATGCCCTCGAACTTCTGCACGAACCCATCTGTGCTTATAGCCAGCTGGAGCCTCGGGAGCGTCTAACATAGATGGCGGTTGCCATGGTTTACGGCGAGATTTCTTTTCTCGGGTTTCAGCAGATCTGGAGGTACGATCTGTCATTTTCATCTCCTATACAAATTTTGCGTACTCTTCAAGAGGCACACCGATTCTTTTAGCTATTGCTATCTGTGACGGTGTGAGTTTCACATTGCGTGCTCCTTTTTTAACAGCTCCAGCACCTCGGCTAGACCCTGCTACAGAAGACTGCACGTTCTTTTTCCCTTCCGGAAACTTGTTCGGAAACAGTTCTCTAATCTCACTATCTACTCTTTCGTAATAATAGTCAGAGCTAGGGGGAACTCCCTCCTTTAATAATTTCTGATGGATGCCCATAGCTGCATAAGTCATACCATCATCTTCACCAAACCAAGCGTTTTCTGAAGCCCATTTTTCTGCACGGGGGTCAGGAGCAGCTGGTTGTATATTAGTTGCTTGTTGTTGAACAGGCTGTTGTTGTTCTTGTGTAGCCTTAGCAGATTTTTGTTTTGCAACTAATCTTTCGGCATTTTGCGCCTCTAATGAGGTTTTAGCAACTGCCTCAGTAGCCAAAGCTATAGCCTCTGCGTCACCAAGTTCTTGCGCTTCTTTTAAAGCTCTCCTAGCTCGTTCTTTATCAGAAGCAATACGAGCAGAATATTCAGCTACTAAAGTTTCGTCTGAAGATCTTAATTTACTTTGTAAACTATTAGTTTGTTCAGACATCTTTTTAGCGAACTGAACAGCTTCATCGCGTTGACGTTCTGCTTCCCGCATACGGTAAGTCAGTTTATCTATACGCTTTTTAACACCTTCACTATAATCTTCTAACTCGTCAGTTTGAGGTGTTTCAACCTCAGCCTCACTCGTATCGAAGTCTTGTTGGGGTTCTTGAATTACATCCGCTTCACGTGGATCTACTTCTTCATCAGGAAGTTCTAATTCAATTTCTTGGGACTCAGCCATTTAAATCACCTTATTGCAGAATATCTTCTGGGTTGTTTACAGTAGCTAAAATTTCATCATCGTTTAAAAGACGCATGTCTCCTCCTTCGATATTGAACCTAGCTCCTGCATAGCGACCGAAAATTACCCAATCGCCCTCTTTACACCACGGGCCTTCAGGAAATTTATCAGGGTCGGAATATGCATCTGGGCCTTGTTTAACAACAAGCCCTACGATTGTAGCTATACGCTCTTTATCAAGAGTTTGTTTAGCCATAAGAATGCCGCCTTTAGTTTTCTCTGGGGGAGAAAACGGGAGAATCAACATACGATACCCTGTAGGGTTCGGTAGTTTATCTGCGTGAGATTCTAAATTTTCAGGAGTAATAGACTCTTTCGGAGGATCTAACGGCGTATCAGATCCAAAATTTAGTACACGATCAGGGGTAGCCCCTGTTTCAAGTTCAGTCGTCTTCGACATCTTCCATCCTTCCATGCAGGGCAGTTATTTCTTGTTCAGCAAAATTAAGCCCTGAAATTTCTCCAACTATTCGTTGGTACTGAACAAAGTCTTGTGCGCCACCAGCGGCGAGTGTTTGCATGAGATCTTCTTGTCTCTCACGAAATTTGCGGAGTAAAAACTCCGAATACTTTATAAAGTCCATTAGTTGACGTAGCTAGTAAAATCTAATCCTTTAGTAGCTGCACCAGTTCCTTTTGTCTTTACTTTTTTGCCAGGAATGCTAATAGTTTTTTCTGCCAGCACTGTAGCTTTTGCAAAGCCTTCATTAGAAGGCTCTGGGATTGACGGTTGGACACCGGCTTTTTGAGTCTTAGGGGACGGATAAGGCATTTCCGTTGATCTAAGGTTTCTCATTTCTTGCTCTTACTACGAGTACGAGAACGAGTCGAACCGCCGCGCTTCATTTTCATAGCAGGCATTTTCTTAGCACTTTTACCACCGATACCCATTTTCTTAGGCATCTTTTTGTTTGTTTTACGTCCTGGCATTTTAATCTCCTTCGGCGTATAAATTATTAAACGTTACATTCGGGTCCATGTAGCTATCGTCAATCTCTGCACTATGTACATGTTGACTAGGATAAAAGTCTGGTGCTCCAGAACCTGTCTCCCATAATGCTGGGTTAGTCGCTCTTACACGATTGTTAGGCAACGCCACAATATTGCCCGTCCATTTCCCAGCATCTGTAAGTTGTATCAAATGACTTTGTTTATGTTGTGCAGGATCGTCAGCGATGTCGTTTCCTGTGTAATCAACTGTAAACAAATATTTCCCAGTATGGAAATCATTGTCAATCTTACATAACCAAGGACTAGAAGATACACGATCCATAACAATTACTTCATGATCTCGTGAACTACAGTCCCACGGTTGCGCTAAATGAGTAGCCATCGGTTCCGGCATCTCCTCAAGCATCGCATCCGCTACTAAAGCTGTTATAGGCATTCTTGCCCACATCGCTCCTCCGTGAAGATTCTCAGAATCTTCTTCCTCCCCCAACTCGTATCCAGTGAATACAACTTGGAATGATAGAGATCTATCAGGGATAGTATTTACCGCAATCGCTATCGCATGTAAATACTCTCCGTGGTAATCTAAATGATTGTGTGTATATTCTTTTCTAACCCAGCAATTAAAGTGTGGAATATTGCTGATTAGATGTGACATGAGTTATTGCTCCCTGGACTCTCGAACGATTTTAGCTATTTCAGTTAGATTAGAATCTATTTCACGATCATCTTGCATTTCCGCTTTTTGTAATTCAGCGGCAATACGAACGTCTGTTTGTTCTTCTTGAGATTCAATACGTTCTCTTTCAAGCTGTGCTTTACGTTCAGAATCTCTATCACGCTGTCTGAGTTTTTCGAATTCTAACTCTAGCTGCTGTTGGAACATTTCTCTTTCTGGGTCTTGTTGTTGCGCGGCTAAAGCTTGTGCCATAGCTTGATCTTGACCCGTTATTTGCTGCGTTGCTTGAGCAGCGGCAATAGCAATTTGGCTTTCTACCTCTGGAGGTAATTGAGGCATCTGGCCATCTGGTCCAGGTTGTGGTAATTGAACTCCCTGTTGAGCAAGAAGCTCTTCCATTCTTATACGATATTTCAGTGCGATATGTTCTTGTATATGTGCTTGTAACGCACCCATCGCCTGTGGGTTCTGCTGTATCTGGGGACTTTGCATAAAAGCCATATGCGCTTCAATATGCGCATCGTGATTTTGTTGAATAAACGCTTTTAACGGTACCCCCATCAAAGCATCCATATTCTCTTGAACAGGATCTTTAGGAGGAGGAGCAAAGTCTGGCATTAAGATATCGTCGATATCTTTAATATTTAAAGCGATATACATCTTACGATACGCTTCTTTCATATTATGGATCTGAGGTGCACTCTGAGCCATCTGAAGTTGTGTTTGCGCTAGAATAATCCGTTGGGTAGTGCTAAAGATATTGGGATCACAAACAGGAATAACATCAACACTATTATTAAAATCTTCAGCAAAAACTGTTTGTTGAGCACCTTGTACTTGATAAGGATACTCCGGAGGTAAGTATTCACCGAATAATCTCTTTAATATTTTAAATTCGTTACGCTGCGCGTAATGCAACCTTTTATGGATTGCAGAAATTACTTTCTGTCCTTTTTCTAACAACGCAACTGTTGTACCTACAGGAGCTTGACTATTAGCGTCTCCTGTTTGATTATCCATAACAGAAGCAAATCTCTGCCCAGATTCAACTAATAACCCTAGTAACTGAGCTAATGTCGCACTTGGTTCTTTATACGGAAGCGGCAAGAACGACTCTCGAATAGTCCCCCCAGGAACATCCACATCTCGCCACTCTCCTGGTTGTACAGGATCATCAGATCTCTGGATATTTAAACCACGAGCTTTGAAACCAGCTGGAAGATTGGCTAAAGTACCGGCATCAATAAGTTGGCGAAGAATTGACGTTGCGGAACGGGTAACACCGCCAATCATGTGGATTAGGCCGAATCCATAGAAGCCTAGTCCTGGGAGGAACTTATAATGCGTAAAGTATTCAATCTTTTTACGCATCGGATCTGTTTCTTCGTAATTCCTACGAATAGCTAAAACAGTATCGTTATCTTTACATATTGTAACGATATATGGAAGTGCTAACCCTGTTGGCTCTCCGTCGTTACCTGTATGTTCAAACCCTTCGATATCTAGTTCTACATGAAACTCAAGTAACGTATATTCGGCTTGAGTTCCTGTCCTAGAAACACCGTCTATTTCGTCAATCTTATCTTGTACCGCGTTTTCCCCATCTGCTGAATAGCTAGGAGAAGTCATCGGCATATCTCTATAAAAACCACTCAACTGTAATTTACGCAAGTCGTTTTCCGACATTGTCATACGATGAGTAATACGTGGAGACGTATGAAGATCCGTAGTGTAATACGGTACGATTAAATCTTCGGCTTTAATAAACCTAGAAACGACTCGACCCATAGCAGGGTCGAAATAACATTTTTTAAACGCTGAACCAGCTAGAGGCAAAAAGAATAACATCTGATCCATTTCAGGATCGTATTCTTCCATCTTGTACATGAGCTGATAGTTCATGAAATCCTTTACGCGATTAGCTTGCATCGCTTTCGGATCGTTAGACGCGCCCATAATTTTAGTATCTACTGGGCCGTTTGCAGGAAGAAGTTCTTTATACGCTTGCGCTTGGAAATGAGTTGTTGCTTCAGCTAATAGCGGGTGATATACCCCGCTTGCCCCTTCAAACGGTTCACTTCTAGGGTCACTATCTACACCTAACAGTTCTAATCCGTCTTTAAACGCTTCGTACCAATCACCACGGGAACTAAGGTCTTCTTCAAACGCAGTAGTTAGCTCATGAGAGACTTCGGAAAGGGTAGCAGGGTCTAAAAACTCTGCTAAATTTTCTTCAAACGGGATTTCGACTTCTTCAGTCAAAAGAGACGGGTCAAGAACGTTATCCTCTTCGTCAAAAAGGATTTCTACGTTCTCTTCATCCTCAGGAATCTGTACTTCAGCCATGGTTTGCCACCATACTCTTATTTTTTACTAGAATAAATCAGTAATAAACACGAACTTTTGGAAAATAGTCTTCATCGTCGGCATAATCGCCTTCTAAACGCAAAAAACCGCCTTGTCTAAAGCGCATAAGTGCTAAAGTTGTCGCATCTACGCAATCGTCGTTCTCTCCGTTCGGAAAATCTACGATTTCGTCAACTAATTCTTGTCCCCAGTTCGTATCAGGTACCCAAACACGGCCTTCTTGGAAAATTGCGCTTACCGTATTCAATCTTGCGATCTTATCTTGCCCTTTGCTCGGTGAAAAGGTGTTTATCGGGATACCTTGCCGCCGTAATTCTTGTGTAAGCGGGATACCTGACGCTTTTGTTTCGATAATTACCGAATCAGGCTCCCAATATTCATATAAACGCATCGCTTCCCGCTTTAATTCTGGAAAATCTAAACGTTCTTTTACACAATCTATCAAAATTATATGGGCGTCTTGCCCGTTATACAGTTCATCGCCGATTTTACCTTCAGGATAGAAAACTCCCCACGTCGTAATCGCCGTATAGTCCGCTCGTTCTGACTTTAAAAACGCCGTATCGTAACTTTGTATCAAATAATCGCAAGAAGGAG